TGGAGATACTGGTTGTTATTTCCGGTAGATCCATCAAAAACTCTTACCCCTGCAACTTTAACTTTACCGTAAATAATCTGGTGGTCTAGGGCAGATCCGGTCTGAGTTACTTGGTATCCTCTACTAGGGGAGTCTACACCCGACAAAGTTTTTTGTTTAGGGGTTAGTGCGTTTAGGGCTGCACCTAGTGCTGTAGTGGCAAGGAAATGAGAGGCAGCAGCACCAGCTAAAGAGTTTCCAAAGAAACCTGCACCCGCCACGATAGATCCTGACAAGACCCCGGTTCCAGTAGAGACCAAACCTGCTATTGCTGAAACAGCCATTCTTAGTCTCCTATAAATTTAGTGTATATAGTCTCTGTGTCTGAAAACTTCAGATACCTCATCAGCTTGTGAAAAGGCTTGTGGTTTTTTGTGTTCACTACCAATACAGAAACCCCGTCTTCTTTCAGAGACTTCTCTGCAAACTTTATAAGCCTGACAGCAGTAAACCCTTTTCTATAATTAGGGTCTATGTATACTAGGTCATTTTTAGCAAACAAGTGATCTTTGTAGTGTAGGTTCGTATCTACAAAAACTACAAAATATCCTACAAGCACACCGTTATCTCTAGCGGTAAAGATGTCTAAAGATCCTTGCTCTTGTAATTTATAGTATCTGTCAAAATCAGGGTTTAGTTTTATCTTGTCTTTATTTAGGGCTACCTCTTTCCAGTGATCCTCTAAGAGAGTTTTACAGTCCTTAATGAAAGTATCAAGGAACTCTTGCTGATAAGTAACCCCCACGTTTATCTCCCTAGTACAATTTCTTTATCCTGCAAACCCTCTACAAAATCTAGGCCCTTGTCTCCGGGGTAAATAGACTTTTGGTAAGCAGAGGTAAATCTGGCAACCCTTGGCCTCTCCAAATCAATTAACTTGTTTTCTATTGTCAAGTTAATAACAGAAGCCTCTGGTGTCCCCTCTATGTTCATCTGGTCCATATAACCAGAAAAAACTAAATCTAAGCTAGTTCCGTTGTTAAATGTCCCGAAGTATATATTAGCCTTTCGGCCTTGGTAGTTTTCGTTATAAGCTAACGCTACCAACGCATCATCTGCACCAGTTAGGGTAATAGAAGCTCCACGGGCGGATATCTCGGAAGTCTCTTCTATGGACTCTACCGTAAGTATTTGACCAGTCCCATACCAACTATTGCCTAAATAGTCTAAAGTACCCTCGCCCGTCCACATCCTGACAACTTCATCGCCATCAAACAGAAGTTCTACAGCAAGGAAGGGCTCTAAGACTTCATCATCTAAACTGTTTATGATATTAGCTTGTAAGTCCCTTGTTGCCATGTTATCCTACCTTCTCTACGGCATCAAAAGATATGCCATAGAAACTAGCGTTATTTATACTCCAAGAGGATATATTGCTCTTAAGTCTAAACACACCTTTAGGTGCAGACAGGACAGCAGACTCAGACGTGTAGTCAGATCTTAGGGCGGGCCATATCTCTAAGTCGCCATCCCCTGTTTGATCTTGTAGTACAGTATGAAGTTTAGCTGACGCACCAGAACCAAGTTGGATATAATCACCAGACAAAAGGGAACCAGTCATAACCACAGAGACAGTCTCGTCACCTATAGACCCTGTGACAACACAAGATGAGGCTGTACCATTAGGTGTGTCATAGTCTGGGTCCCCGAGAAGGAATGTGCCTGTTTGTCCCTTTAGGGCTACCAACATAGCCTTCCACTCAGCAGCCTTATCTTTACGGGTAGAGGGTATTGTTACTGAAGCCTCCCACCTTTGGCCTTTATGCTTAATAATTTGCTGTTTGTAAGTATAAGGAGATTGTGTTACACCCACCGCATTAACTGCTCGAATCTCTATACTCTCAAGTCCGATAGTTGTAGGTGTTGTCAAAGGGAAACTTATTGCCATATTATCCTCTACCCAAAGGTACTCTTCATTCCCCCACGCCTACGATCGTCAATCATAAGCTGCTTTGCTCTGTTAGCTGCCGCATTTGATATGCTAGGGGCCGCTTCAGCAATTAACCTTTTGACAGATTCATCACCATTAGCCTGAAAATAAAAGTTCTGTGTTATGGTAGTACCCCCACCATCAGAGGAGCCTGCCTTTGTATGGTCTACGATAGTCTCTCTAGGGTGAACCATAGCAAGGTATCCCCCTCGCCCGTCTAGTCCCCCAGAACGAGGTCCAGACCCGGTGTAGCCTCCCCCATCGAAACCCATGATCCTACCTAGCATACCCCCGATACCAGAGGATTGTATGCCCGTCTTAAATTCTCCGACCATGCGTTGCACTACATAAACTCTGTATAGCTCAGCTACGATAGATCTTGCCATCTCCTTAAGGGCATCCCCTACAGATTTGGTCTGATCTACTATAGACATAAGGCCGCGCTCTAAGCTAGACCCCATACTGTCGTACAGTGCCTCTGTTCTTTTCATACTCTCTAGCTTAGTATTATAAGCCTCTAGCTCCGCAGTAACGTTAGATATTGCCTGTTCAGAGTATATTTGGTTAGAGTTAGCTATAGCTCTTTCTACTTGCTGGCGTTCTTTACTTAGTCCTAACAACCGAGTATCTAGTTTGATTCTCTGTCTTAAGTTTGCCAGAGCATCTACGCCGCCAGAACCTCCACCAAAAGGTTTTTCCCTAGATTTAAGCCGGGACTCAACACCTTTTATATACTGTTGTAATTTCAGAGGGGTGTCAAAACCACCACTAACGTCAAAATCCCCACGTGCGGCCTCGGGAACCATGCCCGACCTTATCATACTCTCGAATCTATTTTCTTCTCTTGACTTTCCTGCTATGTTTACTAGGTCTAAGGCCAAACCTAAGGATATGCCCATCTTTTCAGCTAGTATCCTTGCTTGCCTAGCAGCCTCAGATATACCAGATGCCATGTCTATATTAGCTATAGATTCCATTAGAGCTTCAGCTTCGGCAGCGTTCTCATTTACCTCTATAAACTCTAACAACATATTTCGGATAGATTCCGGCACCTGATCTGTCGTAACATTCAGAATTTTCATGTTGTTAATTAGGTCTTCTACCGAATCTCTCTGATGTTCAAAAGTCTGAGAGGCAGCTATAGAGGCAAAGGACCTTTCTAAAAGCCTTGCCTCTTGTCTAGTAACCTTAAAGCCTTCAATTATCCTTCGTATCCTTCGAGAGAGTTGTCGACCGCCACGTTCACTGCCTGCAAAACCATACTCCCTAGCTGCGACACTGAGTTCGGACACGGACTTACCTAACTCGGACCTAGCTATAGAGGACCTAAGTTCTGCTTCAAGGGTCGCGTACCTCCTTACAGATTCGTAAGCATTCCCATACTTCTCAGAAAGGTCTTGGGTACTCATAGAAAGAAAGTCTTGAGAAGACTTTAGGTCGTCTGTTAACTCCTTTAAAGATCTCAGTTGCTCTTCAAAGGTCTTAGCTTCACCTCTAGTCCTCATAAAGGCTGCACCAGCAGCGGTAACTAAAGGAATAGCAATACCAAGGACTGTACCTATGGCGAGAAACTTGCCTCCAAGTAAAGTTAGAGTACCTACCATCTGGGTGGCCTGCTGACCAAAGGCAACTAAGGCGTTAGTGCCAGATTGAACCTGAACTAAGAAGTCACCTATTTGATAGCCTGCCTGCTGGTACATAACACCAGTCCGGCTCATTCTTCGTCCTACTTGGCCCGCAACAGCAGCTTGGGTTTTCATAACTGTGTTGGTTCGTCCTAAGTTTTTATAAAGTTCAGTCTCTTCCTTGTTTAGTCTGTCTACAGCCTGAGCGTACTGGATAAGGTCAATTTTACCACTATTTACAGCGCGATCTAAAAATTTAAAGGATTTAGTTAAAGAGGAAGCCCGAGCAACAGATTTAGTGATAGATGTGTCTAAGGACCTAATACTTTTATCTGCCTTATCCGCGTTAGTAGTTACATTTATATGTATGTTGTTGTTAGCCATTAGTCACCCTCATAAAGACCCTATCAATACGCATAATAGCGTCTATATCCCTAGCGCTTAATATGTTATTAGTAAGGTCTTTCCACGCTTTTATTTGCTCATAAGTTATCGGGTTAGGTCCGCTAAAACCATTAGTTCTGCTGTTGCTTAGGGAAAGGAAAGAGGACCAGACATGAGAGACTAGTTCGGGGAACTCAGGACCCTTTAATTCTTCCGGTTTAAACCCTACCTGCTTGGCTACTTGCTCTAAGTGTTCCCTTTTTGTCACACCATCTTGGTCTAACTTGTTTAAGGAGAATACATGCTCGGCAAACTCCTCTAGTTGACCAATCAGGCTTAAGTAAAAGCCTCAAAGGAATCAACAGCCTCCTCAAGTTGAGGTTTTAGCCAAAACAGTTCTGTATAAAGCTCTTTAGCTTTCTCGGGTGTTAGCTTGACTTTCTTGTCGTCGTAAGTTATACTCCAAGACTTAGTAACTTTAACTAATAGGTCTAAGGATGCAACATCTATATCTCTCGCCTTAATATCTTTACTACCAGAATTTTGTACTAAGGTAAGTCTTTTATCTGTCTGCTCGTACAGAGCTTCTTTGTATTCCTTAGTGTGAGGAGCATAAAGTTCGATAGTCATATTACTACCATCGTTGTTTGTCAGAGGCTCTCCACTAGAGGGGTGCTTTAGTTCAACTTTTACAATATCACTTTTAGGTGTAAAATCTTTTAAATCCATTGTCGGGTTCCTTTAGGTTAAGTCGGGTTAAGATAATTGGGGCCAGTGCCACCCGACACAGCACCAGCCCCTCCCTTGCGGGATTCTTATGAACGAGTGATCTTGAGGTTAGTTTCTTCAGTAGAGTCATACAGAGAAACAAACGACATGTTGATTATACGGCTGTTAGGGCCATCTACACCAACGTCAGCACTGTTAATCTTGACACGAGGGAATAAGAAGGTGTACTCGTTAGAGCCTGTAGGGTCATCTACAGAAACAGACAACTCAGTCTCAGTCTCATTCAGGAAGCGGTTAATAAGTGCTGCATCCTCAAAGTAAGCAGTGATAGTACCTTCGATCTCCGCACGACCAACCTCAAGACAAGGGGCGCTATCGTCACCCACGACGAAAGTAGGGGCGAAGGAATTGTTCAGGGTGAAGTCGATACCAGTTACGATAGCTACAGCAGAAGAAGCTCCTACGTTACCGATAGCCAAGTCTCCAGAGTAAGAATCAAAAGGAGCATTGCCTGAAGCTGCATCTTGAGTCTTCTCTGTGGCACCAATAGTCATATCCTTACCGACCATACCGAAGGTAGTAGTTACCATTTGGTTAGGGGCGATGGACATACCCATAGTGGATACAGTACATCCAGTGAACAAACGAGCTTGGTCAATGTCAGCAGCGTAGTCTTCAATAGAAAAATACTTAGGCGTAGTTCCTACCTTAAGGACATCAGTAGACCATGTGTTGAGCATAGCAGACTCAAACAAGGCATCGTAGTCACCTTTGCGTAGGTCAACAAGAATGTCACCACCAACCTGACGGTTCCCGTGTCGATCTTCTCGGGGCATACGGTCGGGCTGAATGTCATTACCGGCAACACGGTCCTTAGTGAGGTTTAACGAATGCGAGCTAAAGGGAATGTTCGTGAAGTTACCAGCAGGTGTAGTCCCAAAAGTAGATTCTACAATGTAAGATAAGCTTGACCGGGAACCCTGTGCAAATGTAGGCATTTAATTCTCCATTATTTGTAAATGTACCAGCCTATATTGACCGGGATAAGAAACCAAGGAGCATCAACAAGGGCGTTCTCTCTCTCGGCATAATCTATAGAAACAATGTGATCTTCGGAACCATCATTGTAAGTTATATCTGTGGTAGCCTCGAAACGTTCTATTAGTTTTGTTACCAAAGACTCGCAGTCCCTAGGACCCGCCCCTTCAGGGGAATAAACGTTTAATGAGAATATGCCTCTGTATTCTTGTTGGGGGTTAATTCCCAAGACAGAGGGCCTTCTTAATGTGGGCATATAAGAAACCCTAATGAAGCTTTGTCCGGTTGTAGGGCTGTAAGGCACATTCTCATAAGCAATGTCAGGCAAGTCGGGAGTATTAGACAAATGAGTTTCTAAAGCAGATCTAATTTTAGAGTCAATATCAGCCATACAACCTCCTCAACTCAGCAAAAATCTTATATC